ACGAAGAAGTCGACGAAGCTACAGATGAAGAAGTAGATGAGTCAGACGAAGAAGTTGACGAAAACTTTGATTTAGACGAATTTGAAGTTGAAGCCGATGACGATATGGGTGGAGATCCAGCAGATGATATGATGGGTGACATCGAAGACGAAATGGGCGACGAAGATGAAGGTGAAGACGAAGGTGAATCCGGTGATATGGAAGATCGCGTTGAAGACCTAGAAGATGCACTAGACGACCTAAAAGCTGAATTTGAAAAAATGATGGCTGGCGACGAAGGCGGCGAAGATGACGCTGAAGACGATATGGAAGCTGGTGATGAAGAAGAGGCTCCGGAAGAAGAGGCTCTAAACTTTGGCGAAGCTGAAGAAGAAACTGACGAAGCTGTTGAAGAAGAAACTGAAGAAGTTGAAGAATCAACAGAACCTAAGTCAGACATTGATGTAATGAAAGAGTATGTAGAAAAAGTAACTGCTAAAATGGGTGACAACGGTGCAAACACTAAGTCAGCTGTAGCTGGTGCAAATGATATGGGCGGTGACGCAAGCAACCTAGTACAAGGCGGCGAAGAAAGCGGTCGTTCAGCAGACTCTGCAAAAGAAGACAATGCAGGTAACGTAAATGTTCCAGGCGGAAAAGCTTCTAAGTCAATGAAAGGCGAGCCAAAAGGCCACGGCGCTGAGAAAAAAGGCGCAGGCGAAACTGCTGACAACAAAAAATCTGTTGTAGGCAAATAATATTAAGGACTAATTGATGAACAATCTTTTACGAGAGCATTTGACATTCGACCAAGCAGGAATGATTGTTGAATCTGCCAATGAGGGAAAAGACTTGTATATGAAAGGTATTTGTATACAAGGCGGAGTACGCAACGCTAACCAGCGTGTGTATCCTGTAAACGAAATTGGTAGGGCTGTCAAAACTCTCAATGATCAAATAGCAGGAGGATATAGTGTTCTCGGTGAAGTAGATCATCCAGAAGGACTTAACATTAACTTAGATCGTGTGTGTCATATGGTCACAGATATGTGGATGGATGGCCCAAACGGTTATGGCAAGTTGAAAATTTTACCAACACCAATGGGGAACCTAGTTCGCACTATGCTTGAAAGCGGTGTGAAACTAGGTGTCTCTTCAAGAGGAAGCGGTAATGTATCAGAAGACGGAAGCAATGAAGTTTCCGACTTTGAAATTATTACGGTAGACGTTGTAGCACAACCTAGTGCTCCGGGCGCATACCCTACACCAATCTACGAACATTTAATGAATGCTCGTGGCGGGATGAAGGCTTACGAATTAGCACAGGCAACAAAAGAAGACGCAAAGGCACAAAAGTATCTAAAGGAATCGTTGGTGAATATCATCAACAAACTCCAATAACGAGGAGAAAATAATATGTTGGATGCACTAAAAACACTTTTTGAAAACGATGTAGTTTCGGAAGAAGTGCGCAACGAAATTCAAGAGGCTTGGGACGCGAAGATCAAAGAAAATCGCCAACAAGTTACTGCTGAACTACGCGAAGAGTTTGCTCAAAAGTATGAGCAAGACAAGTCAACGATGGTTGAAGCTATCGACACACTTGTATCTGAGCGTTTAGCAGAAGAAATTGCTGAATTTGCTGAAGATCGTAAGCAACTAGCAGAAGCCCGTGCAAAGTATGCAGTAGCACAGCGTGAAAACGCTCAACTACTTAAAGGATTCGTAATGGAACAGTTAACAAAAGAAGTTAACGAACTACACGAAGACCAAAAAGCAATGGCAGAAAACTTCGGAAAACTTGAAGAATTTGTTGTTGAAGCACTAGCAAAAGAAATTGCAGAGTTCCACGAAGACAAAAAAGACTTAGCTGAAACAAAAGTACGTTTAGTACGTGAAGCTAAGGAACACTTCGCTAAGGTTAAAACTAACTTTATCGAAAGAAGTGCTAAAGCAGTATCTGAGACAGTTGATAAAGCTCTTAAGAGTGAAATTGGCTCTCTCAAAGAAGATATTGAAGAAGCACGTAGAAATGACTTTGGTCGCAAACTATTCGAAGCATTTGCTTCTGAATATGCTGGCTCTTACTTAAATGAGAAGTCAGAAACAGCCAAGCTAATGAAAGTTCTTGATGCTAAGGACAAGCAATTAGCAGAAGCAAAAGCGTTTGCATCAAAAGCGAAGCAACTAGCAGAAGCACAATCAACTGAAAAGAAACGTTTAGTTGAAGCAGCAGAACGCAAAGATGTTTTAAACGAGCTTACTGGCCCATTAAGCAAGGACCAGAAAGAAATTATGATGGATTTACTGGAATCTGTCCAAACTGCTAAACTACGTTCAGCGTTTGACAAGTACCTACCGGCAGTTATTGACGGTAACACTCCAGCCAAGAAGGCAGTTATCACAGAAGGCAAAGAAATTACAGGCAATCGCGAAGAATCGCAAACTAACGTTAGTTCAAAAGCAGACGCGGAACATTTCAACAGAAATGTTGTTGACATTAAGCGTCTAGCTGGAATATAATTTTAAGGAGAATGAAATGTCAGAACTACTAGAAAGTCGCTGGCAGGAGACCAAAGGTGCTCTACTAGAAGGCTTAACAGGTAACAAAAAATCTGTGATGGCAGCTACTTTAGAAAATACTAGACAGTATTTGTCTGAATCTGCTACAGCTGGAGCTACTTCTGCCGGTAATGTTGCAACTCTAAACAGAGTTATTTTACCAGTTATCAGACGTGTAATGCCAACAGTGATCGCAAACGAGATCGTTGGTGTACAGCCTATGACAGGTCCAGTGGGTCAAATCCACACACTAAGAGTACGTTACGCAGATGCAGTTAACGATACAAGTTCAGGTAATACTGATACCACAGCAGGCGAAGAGGCACTAAGCCCATTCAAAATTGCTGAAGCTTATTCAGGTGCTGATTCAACATCTAAAGCTGGTAACGGTAAAGCAGGAGCAACTGCAACACTTGAAGGTGATGCAGGTAACAGACTAAGCATCCAGATCTTAAAGCAAACTGTTGAAGCTAAATCACGTAAGCTATCAGCACGTTGGACTTTTGAATCTGCGCAAGATGCTCAGTCACAACACGGTATCGACGTTGAAGCAGAAATTATGGCTGCTTTAGCACAAGAAATTACCGCTGAAATTGATCAAGAAATTCTTGCATCACTTGGCGCACTAGCACCAAGCGGATCTGCATACGATCAAACAGCAGTAAGTGGTACTGCAACATTCGTTGGTGACGAACACGCTGCACTAGCTGTTCTAATCAACAGAGAAGCAAACAAAATTGCACAACGCACACGTCGTGGCGCAGGTAACTGGGCTGTTGTGTCTCCACAGGCACTAACAATCCTACAATCTGCAACAACTTCTGCGTTTGCTAGAACTACAGAAGGTTCTTTCGAAGCACCTACAAACACTAAGTTTGTTGGTACTCTTAACAACGCTATGAAGATCTACGTAAACACATACGCAGCAGACGACAGCGATGTACTAATTGGTTACAAAGGCTCAAGCGAGTCAGATGCAGCGGCATTCTACTGCCCATACATCCCGCTAATGAGCTCAGGTGTTGTACTAGACCCAGCAACATTCGAACCAGTCGTATCATTTATGACACGTTACGGATATGTTGAGCTAAACAACACTGCGTC